GATCCGCAACCAGCCGATCCGCCCGAGCGGGCAGGGCGGGCGCAGCGTCCCGACCTTCAGCCCGGACACCACGGACGCCTTCAAGTTCGGCGTGGAGCAGGCGATGCGCGGGACCTGAGGCCGAGTCCGCAGGAAGTCCGTTGACACGACGCCGGGGTGGAGCACTCTCACCCGTGAAACACCCCGCGTCTGCAGTAAGCCGGAGTCGCGCCCGGTAGCGCAGGAATGAGCGTCGCGCCCTCGAACGCGGATGGAAGCAAGCCACCCATCCCCTTTCGTATTCGAGGTTCACTGTCATGCCCATCACCCCGCAAGCGCTCGTCAACGGCGCCAACTACCAGCTCGAAGCCTTCGCCAAGGGCGACCCGATCGACAACATCGTTCGCGATCGTCCGCTGCTGAAGTGGCTCGTGGACAACAAGAAGGAATCCGTGTTCGGCAACGGCATCTTCAACGAGAAGGTGCGCTTCACGAACGATTCCAACTACCAGAACTTCACGGGCGACGACCAGCTCACCTACAAGCGCAAGAACACCGTCCGCAAGGCGCCGTTCCAGCACTACGAAGCCTTCGACGGCTTCGCGCTGAACGAGACCGAGCTTGCCGACAACGGCATCATCCTGACCGACGACAAGACGGCGACGACCTCCGACGCCGAAATGATCCAGATCGTGGACAAGCTGAAGGAAGGCTGGGCCACGACCAAGAACGGCATCCAGGAGAACATGGACCTGGAACTGCACCTCGACGGTACGCAGTCCACCAAGGCGTGCCCGGGCCTGGACCTGATCGTTTCGACCACCCCGACCGTCGGCACCATCGGCGGCATCGACGCCTCGGTGGCCACGTTCTGGCGCAACAACGCCGACCTCGCCATCTCCACCGCGACCCCGGGCAACCTGGTCAAGGAAATGGAGAAGATGTGGCGCGCCTGCATGACCTACGGCGGCGTCGGCGCACCTGACTTCATCCCGTGCGGCTCGGCGTTCTACGACGCCTACGTGGCCGATTCGCGCGCGGCGATCTCCCGCTATGCCAACGTCACCGGCAAGGGCGGCGCGGACCTGGACGCCTCGGTGGCCACCGTGAACTTCCACGGCATTCCGCTGGTGTGGGACCCGAGCTTCGATGCGCTGGACGTGCAGCTTGGCGCGATCACCTACCCGTGGGCGAAGCGGTGCTACTTCCTGCAGAGCAAGAGCCTGTCCTTCCGCCCGTTCAAGGGCCGTTGGATGGTCAAGCGCACGCCGGACCGGATGTACGACCGCCACACCCACTACTTCGGCATCAGCGCCGACTACGGCCTCACCGCCAACCAGCGGAACAGCATGGCTGTTCTGTCCATCGCTTAAAGGAGCCCGTGTCATGCCCATGATCAAGACCATCGCCAACAACGTGAGCACTGCCGCCACCGGCGTGCAGGGCTCGCCTGTTGCGCTCAACACCTCGCCGTTCCTCGGCGGGCAGGCGCACGAGGCCATCCTGAACCTGACCGCGGTCCCCGCCGGCGTCACGGCCAAGCTGCAGGGCCACAACGCCGCGAACGGGCTGGGTGATGCCGCTCCGGCGGCGGGCGACGCCGGCTGGTACGACGTGGCGACCCTGACCAGCGCCTCGTTGCTGAAGCAGGAAATCGCCGACCTGCCAGCCTGGATCCGCACCAACATCACGGCGGCGGCTGCGGGCAACCTCACCGTCACCTTGGAGGGCGTCCAGTGACCAACGACGTGACCATCGAGAAGGACAGCATCACCCTGCCCACCACCCACATGACGCTCGAACGCGACACGACCACGAAGATCCCCGTGACCCTGTTCGACTTCGAACTGCCGTACATCGACCTCATCTACGGGGGCGAGGACGACGGGCGCGTGGTCGTGCTGGAACAGGGCGAGGCGACGATCGAGGAACCGGACACGCTGGCCATCTACCAGGGCCTGCGCATGAAGTATCGCCAGTTCGAGGCGACCATCCCCGAGATCGCCACGGTGTACCGCGATGCCAAGGACTTCGCCAAGAAGGCCGGCCTGCCGGCTCCGGGCGACGCCGCGGCCCGCAGCCGCGCCGCGATCGTGGATCACTCCGGCGACAAGGCGAAGCCCAAGGCCAAGGGCAAGTAACTCGACCACCGTCACGGGTGCGCGTGGCCCGACGGTCCTGGTGACTGTCGGGCCTTTTTTTAGGAGCAGGGGCGAATGATCTACAACCCGACCGCGCCAAGCCACCACGAGAAGGCTGACACGCTGGGCAACCTGCGGAGGCGGCTGATGATCCGCTTGGGGTACGCGGCGCAGGCCGATAACCCGCCTTCCTCGATGACGGCACTGCTGGACGAGTTCATCAACGAGGCGCAGCGGTTCCTGGTCAATGAGTACGGGGTGCTCCGGCGCCCTTGTTTCTTCACCTGGCCGCTGGTCGCGGGCCAGCGGTTCTACGCCTTCGACACGCAGACCGACCCGACCGGGCAGACCCTGGATCCCGATACCGTGAGCTGGGCCGGCATCTCTGCCGGCGACACCGTGTGGCGGGAGCTGGTCAACCGGATCCAGCCCGAGCAGTACGCCAGCAACGTCTCTGGCCCGCCGTCCTACTACGCCGTGCGCGACGCGATCGAGGTATGGCCGCCGCCCGCGGATTCAGCATGGACCCTGCGGGTTCGCGCCAAGCCCATCCCCTTCGACATGGCGGCCCCCGGCGAATACACCACGATCGACGCCGAGCCTGTGTTCCTGATGGCGCTGGCGAACGCCAAGGCGCACTACAACAAGCCCGACGCCGGGAACGCAATGACCATGATGCGCGAGTACGTGGGCAACGTGGTGGCCGCCAGCCACGGGACGCGCCGCTACTTCCCGGGCTCGCAACAGTTCCCCGTGGCGGTTCCCCCGAAGCTGCTGCCATGACCCGTTCCGTTTCGGTCGCCAACTTCAAGGCGGGCATTACCCGGCTGCGGGTCAAGGGCGGGGCCACCCCTGATTCGCTCTACGACCTGCTGAACGGGTATATCACCGCCTCCCGCTCCCTCACCGCCCGCCCTGCATCCGTGCATGACATGGCGCTGCCAGCCGGGACCAAGGGGCTGGCCGTGATGGGGGGCAAGCGGATCGTGTTCGCGTCATTCGATGCCCCCCTCCCGGACCCACGGTATCGGCTTGAAATTCTGCAGCACCCAACGCCGGGATCCACAGCGACCTTGGCCGACATCCACTTCGCCACGCCCTATCTCGGATTCCTGTACGTCGCGGCCGAGTGGAGCGATGGGCTTGTCCGCCACTACTGGCTGCAATCGGCGCCCGCATGGGTTGCCAGCACCGGCTACACCGATGGCGCCGTGGCGCAGCCTGGGCTGGCCAACGGATGGACCTACGTGGCGAAGCGTGCCGGGGCCGCCAACCCCGCGTGGACCCCGAAGAAGGCGATTGCCAACGGCGACGTGATCGAGCCCACGGTGCCCAACGGGCTGAAATACACCGCCGCCGTGAGCGGCGCAGGCGCCACCACTGGCCTGACTGAGCCCGCATGGCCGACCACGGCAGGCGCCACGGTGGTCGAGGTGTCCGCGTAATGGTCATCCTGGTTGGTGACGACTACTCCACCGGGGGCGCGCCGGCGCCAACACCCGCGCCCCCTGCGCCTCCCAACCCGTACTGGTCCCCCGGCACGCTCATCAACCCCGGGCAGTACGTCGAGCCCACCAAGCCCAACGGATTCCGCTACAAGGCGACGCAGGCGAGCGCGGCCTACACCGCAGGCGCGGAGCCCGCGTGGCCCACGGTTGCCGGCGCCACGGTTGCTGATGGTGGCGTCACCTGGACGGCGGAGGCCAAGGCCACCGTGACATGGACCGCGAGCCGGATCATGCAGTCGGGCCTGTTCGAGCCGGCATGGCCGCTCGCCGCGGGCGTTACGGTCGTTGATGGTGGCGTGGTCTGGACGGCGCAGCCGCGCTACGTGCAGGATCCCAAGTGCCCGCACACCTACCCCGTGCTGATCGCGGCAAGCAAGATCTACGCGCCCGGCATCAAGGGGGACATCGTGCGCTACTGCGCCACCGTGCAGCCGCTGGACTGGTCCACGCCACGCGACGCCGGCTATCTCCCGACCGGGCTGCAGAGCTACGGATCCAACCCGGTCAAGGCGCTGGGCCTGTACCGCGCCAAGGTGGTCCCGGCCAATGCGGAGGGCCTGCAGGTGTGGGCGGTGGACGAGGACCCGGACAACATGGCGTTGGCCGATGCACTGCCGGTGGGATGTGTCCATCCCGACGGCATGGTGCCGGTGGCCAACGACCTGCTGTTCGTGTCCGCCAAGGGCGTGCGCTCGCTGGGCGTGGTCGGCGTGAGCAATTCGATGCAGTCCGGCGACGTGGGGATGCCGGTGGATCCGATGGTGCAGGCGCTGCTGGCCGCAGGGCTCGCGCCGATGGCCTGCTACGTGCCGAGCATGGGGCAGGCGTGGTTCATGTTCCCCGACGTATCGGTGAACGAGACGCAGGTGATGGTTTACACCCTGACCCGCCCGGGCGAGGTGGGGGCCTGGTCGCGCTACCTGCTGCCCTACGCGGTGCAGGACTGGGCGATCGACGGCGTGGACCTGCTGCTGCGCAGCGCCGATCACGTCTATCGCATGGATGAGACGTTGATGGGCGACCAGCTCACCGATGGCGCCATGTTCACGCCGGCGCCGGGCGTGATCCAGACGCCGTGGCTTGAGTTCGGCAACCCCGGCGGCGAAAAGGCGGTGGAGTGCTTCGACATCGTGGCCAGTGGCGACCCGTCCGTGGCTATCGGCTACAACGAGAACGACCCGACCGCATGGACCGAGCCCTACGAGGTGCCTGCCGACACCGTGCCGGACACCCCGATCCCGATGCCGGTCACCGGCGCCTCGCTGTCTGTGCGGATCACGTTCTCCGGCACCCAGCGGTGGACGTTCAACGCCCTGAAACTGACCCTCACAACCGGATGAGTCCGTTGACTGCCACCACGCCACGTTCAGCATCCGTTGACATGGATGCAACGATCGCCCCGCCGGTGTTCACGGTTCCCCTGCTGGTGGACCTGACCATGATCGCGCATCGCATGTGCGCGGACGAGCGGGCGCAGTTCGCCGCGTTCTCCGGCATCGGCCACTACGATCCCGAGGCGACCGCGCTGGCCCTGATGAACACCCGCGGCCCGAAGTACCTGATGACCGATGCCTCCGGCGCCCCGCTGGTGGCGGGCGGGTTCGATCCAGTGCGACCCGGCGTGTATAACGCCTGGCTCGCCTGCACCGATCGCGGCTGGTCCGAGCATGGGCGCGCGCTGACCCGGTTCTGCCGGCGCCAGTGCGATGCCCTGCTGGCCGGTGGAGCCCATCGCATCGAAGTCACGGCGCTGGCCTCGCGCACGCGCGCGCATGAGTGGTACGAGCGCGCCATGCTGATGCGCCGCGAAGGCGTGCATCCGGGCTACGGCGCAGGCCGCGAGAATGCCATCACGTTCGCGCGGGTGGCGGTATGAGCGGCGGCAGCAACCACGCAGCGCAGCAGGCGCAGGCCGCCGAGCAGGACCGGCAGGCGCAGATCGCCAACACCACATCGCGCATCAATGCCATCTACGACGATCCCAACCGCGAGTCGCAGATCAACGACTTCGGCAAGGCCACCCGTGACTACTACATGGGTGACCTGAACCGGCAGAACGACGACAACAACCGCAAGCTGCGATTCTCGATGGCGCGCAACCACCAGACCGGCGGCAGCGTGGCCCTCGACAACCAGGGGCTGGCTGACCAGGCATATACCCGCGGCGTGCTCGACGTGGAGCGGCGCGCGCAGGGCTCGATGGCCGACATGCGCGGGCAGGACGAGCAAAGCCGGATGAGCCTGATCGGCATGGCGCAGGCCGGCCTCGACGCCACCACGGCAAGCCAGCAGGCCAACGCGCGGATGCGATCGGATCTTGCCTCGGCCAACGCCACCGCGCGCTCCCAGCAGCTCGGGGACAGCTTCGGCAACTTCGCCGACATCTACCAGCGCAGCCGCGATGCCGCGGCGCAGCGCCAGGGCTGGTCCGACTACGGCCTGCTGTACCAGCCCGGATTCGGCTACGGCGGGGGCAAGCGGTGACCACGCGCATTCGCCCGGCGACGCATGACGACATCCCGCGGATCGTGGAAATGGCAACGGTGTTCTATGCCGACTCGCCCTACGCCGACTTGGCGCCGATGACGCGCGAGGCGGCTGCGGGCCTGGCGATCCTGACCATGCAGACCGGCACCATGCTCGTGGCCGAGTCCGATGGCGCCCTCGTCGGGATGCTGTGCCTGCACATCGATCCGTTCGTGTTCAACGCTTCGGTGGTGTTCGCCAATGAGATCGTGTTTTGGGTCGCGCCGGAGGCCCGCGGGGGCATGACCGCGATCCGCCTCATCCGTTCCGGGGAGGACGCTGCGCGCGCCGCTGGCGCTTCCCGCATCCGCATGGCCACGCTGGCATCCAGTCCAGAGCAGGCCGACCAGCTCTACCTTCGCACCGGCTACGCGCTGACCGAGCGGTTCTACACCAAGGAGCTTGCCTGACATGGCGATTGCAACGTCCACCGCCATCGCCCTCGCGCTCGCCGCGGCGTCGGCTGGCGCGGAGTATTACAACACCGAGAACACGGCGCATAAGCAGGACAACCAGGCCGCGTTCGCCATCCAGCAGGGCGCGCAGAAGCAGAAGCAGGCTGATGCGCAAGTCAACAAGCTGGTCGATACCCAGGCCAAGTCGGATACCAAGGACTCCGCGGCGCAGGGGCTCGGCCAGTACGTGCAGGCGATGCAGGCGCAGAAGGGCAACACCACGGCGGGGCTGAACCAGGCCGGCAACGTGTCCGATGCCTACAAGCAGTCCGGCGCGGATGCCGCGCTCGGCATCCAGGACTACGGCAACAAGATCGCCGGACTGATGTCGCGCATGGATGCCCCGGCAATGCAGCGCCAGAAGGAGGCCATCACGCAGAACCGCTACTCCACCGCGATCGACTCGATCCTGCGGGCCAACGCCGGCGACCAGTTCATCAACGAGATGAAGCTTCGCGGGATCCACCGCAACGCCGGCATCGACGCGCGCT